AACTTGCGAGATCTAAAATTCGCACTGAAGAAATTTATAGCATTATTAAAGATATTGCTGATCATATTGAACCACCTAAGGCCGTACCAGTTGCTAAACCAGCACCAGCACCAGCACCAGCACCAGTTGCTAAACCAGCACCAGCACCAGCACCAGCACCAGCCGCTAAACCAGCCGCTAAACCAGCCGCTAAGAAGATTGTTTCTCCAACAAAAAAGGCTCCAGTTAAAAAGGCTCCAGCTAAAAAGGCTTAATAATAAGTTAAAACCTTGTTTGCATAGGCATATGTACCGGAGGAGGAATGTTCGTGCTTTTACGATTTATTAAATAAAATCCACCGCCTATTAATAGAATTACCGTAAAAAGGTAATAAAGTGGATATTTTTTCTTTTTTTCCTTTTCCATTCTATCGATATCCTCCTTATCTGGAAGTTTTTTAACGTTTACGTTAAGATCTTCAATCTTCCCGATAAGTTTATGTAAAGCTTCTAAAATTTGGACTTCTCTATTTATAGGTTTTTCTTTTACGTCTATCGTTGTAACTTCTAACGTCATAAACCATTCAGCGTCTGCTTGTAATGCGTTATATGAATTATTTCCTCGTAATTCGTATATTTCAAAATCTAGTTTTTGTATGGATATTGGGTTAAATAAGTTTGTTTTTCTATTAAATCCTCGCCAATGTTTATCGTGTTGTAAATAGTTATTAGAACCATCGAAATGTCGTTCTAGTGCTACGCGAGCAAATACCTGTCCTTTACGTTCATCGAGCATTTGAGCAGCTTTTGGTACGTCTTCACTTATTATGTCTATGTATTTGGCACCAGCACCTGTTCCACCTCCCGTGTTACCGACTTGTGTAACATAAAAATCAACTAATTTTAAACCACACACTTTACTAATATCAGAAACATGTGTATTAGACGAAAGGTTTAGATCTATAGTAAATTTATTATTCGTACCCGTTACAAAATTTGAATCAATTGTTATGTACTGTACTTTTTTAGGTAACTCCTGGAGTGAAACCATCTTGTATTTAGAATATAAAAAAATAAACGTAAATAATAGCATGTTTACATTTTATTCGAGCGTATCTCGTTTATTACCATGGAATAAGACAAACACGTTAAAAACTGAAAATTCCTGTTCATCTTTATACCCTACAGTTACAGAAGTAAAAAAACAGTTAGATACAACGTTAGCCCCCGACTTTTCTAGAGATAAGATTGTATCAAAAAACGATGTCGGTGAGATTGTTATTTTAGAATATTCTAAACACGACAAAACATTCATTCATTACAGGCCTAAGTATTTCAATTATAAATAAAAAATTAAAAATAATAACAAATAAATGAAATGGATTACATGCACTTACACACCGACGATTATAAACTCGCGTTCTGTCAAGCGACAAACGAACTTTGTGAAGACGTTCAGAGGATCATATGGGAAAAATCTCAAAAATACGAATACGAAAATATCGTGTGTCCAGGAGCCCCGAGAAAAAACAGAGAAAGAAGAGATTCACAACTCCCAACTAAAAGACTCGAAACGTTGGTCAGAAAATGGAGAGAAAAATGGGGAGAACCCGATAGTTTCTAAACGTAAACCAAGTACTGCTGTTATAACTATAATGAAAGGTGGTAAAACAGCTTATATATTGGTAGATGATTTAGAGATTGAAGAGATACAAACGCGTATTGAAATAGCTACAAATGGTTCTATGCGAGAGAAGTTTGGGTCGTACATTTTTTTTAAACACTGATAAAGAATTAAATAATTATATTAAATAAAATGAAAAGTGTAATAACAAATACAAATACTCATACTCGTACTTTGGTATGTTTAGCACCTAAAAATCGCCGTAAAGTTATGAAATGTATTAATAAACCAATGGAAGATGCCGATAGAAGAGGAGGAGAAGCGAGCAAGAGAGAAATACACGATTCTCAGAAGAAAGAATCGAAACGTTTACCAGAAAATAGAGGTGATGAATTGTATAATCGTATGAAAACACTGGCTTATGAAGAGTTTTGTCACAAAGATTTTAGCCGCGAAGAGTACGATTCGTATTCTTTGGTTCTATACAGAACAATGTTAAACGAATTGGAATACGAAAGACGTAATTTGAAATATACAACCCTTTTTGGTGATAAATGGAGACATTTAACAGTAAGTAAGGATCCGTTTTTATACGATAAGAAATTAAACGATATTCAGATTCGTATAAATGAATCAATCGTGAGATGTGAAGAATTTATTGAAAAAGAACGTTTTTTCAAGAAGAAATATTTTAACGATGAAAATATCGATATAGATATAGTATAATATAATATAGATACTTAATGAATAAATTGTAATGTATATTAATTAATGTTAAATATAATAAACCCGGTTCAAAAAACACTTAGAATTTCGTGTCCAACTAAAAGAAAAGAAGGTATAACAGAATACGAACAAATAAAATCTAAAATTAAAAAAACAACTCTAAGGTACGGAGCTGCGATTTCAACGTATCACTTTATTTTTCACACACCCGTTGATGGTATATCTGCGAGTGTTGGTACATTAGCGTCTTATATATACGTAGATTCGCTTTCATCTTACGTCGATAATATTGAAAAAGCGCAAGGTTTGAATAAAAGATTATTGGTACCTACATGTCTTGCTTTATCCGAATCAATGTGGAATTCATCGAGTTTACCCTTTGATTTTAATATGGGTGCAACACTTTTTGGGTTTTTAGCGTATAAAATGGCTTTTTATCAGATAGTCGCAGAGGAAATATTAATAGACAACGAAGACCTAAGTGATATTGATACTATGTAATTATTCAAAATAAAAATAAAAATGTCTGTCTTTTATCAATTATTAAAAAATACTACAAGACTTGAACACGTAGAAGAACTGGACGATCTTTTTTCTACCGTTTTGGGTAACGAAAAAAAACTGGATATGGAAATTTGGGGACTTAAACCCGAACATGATTTCCCTATTAAGTTCAATTCTACACATTTCAATTACATTGGATATATCGGTATGAGTAAATTTATAGGACGAGATGATATTCGTTATATTGAATTTTTTCACGAAAATAAGGGATGTAATGGTATTATCGAACCGTTTATTGATATGGTCATAAACAGATTATCTAATGATAAAGAAAAAGATATAATTGTTATTCCCCGTGTTATTACCGCGGGTGACAGTGAATTATGGACTAAGTATTTAAGTAAATATTTTACTGATATTGAATCCGGTGATAAATTTGTTTTAAAAAATAATATATCTCACAAAAAACTTGAATGGAATGAGCTTACAAAAACTTTACCTTCTAAGCCCGAACTTGAAATACAACATATAATGAGTGATTAAAATTTAATCATACTTAAACGTTAGGAGTTTTAATAACATATACAAAATACAATGCCTTATTTAACACACGAATTATTAAAAAACTGTACCACGCTTTGGAAACTGGATAATATTAGTGGTTTATGTTCGAGTTTATGCGGTACAAAATCTGAAGTTTATGGTTTAAAAGCCGAATTTGGATTTCCCGCGCATCTTATACCAAAAAATACTAATAATTATATCGCATATATTGGTATTCGTAAACAAAAATTACACACTTCCTATGGACAAGCACATTTCATAACTTTTTATCACGAACCTAAAAAAAATGAGTACGATAGAAACCTTGGTATATTGGAGTACATGTATAACATATACATGGACGAGAAGAGTTTAGAACTCGTAAACGACGAAATGTATGATGATAATCAAAAGGTCGGTGTTGAATTATTCCCGTATAAAATAACACCCGAAACTGTACACTATTGGAAATATACAATGGAAGATGATTGGCAAATAATGGATAAACTCGATTTGGACGATTTAATCGATGATTACGAAATTCGTGGACATGTGGATTGGATAGAACTTTACACTGAATTACCTGAAAATATAGATGATGATATTACAGAATTAGATGATTCAGAAGACGAAATGGATCTTAACGAAGAAGAGACTGACGATGAAATTGAGGAAGGTGAAATTATAAGTGATAGTGAAACCTAAGTAAACTAAGTATTAGATTTAAATATTAAAAAATAAAAATGCGCCCAAATTGTCCTTACGAGAACTGTTACTGTAGAGCTGGTAAGAATGGTTTCTGTTTAAAACATAAAGAAATAGGTGAAGCTGTGGAAGCTTTACTTTTATTATCAATTAAAAAATAAAAATCTTATAATAAGTAATAATGTCTGATGACGCGCTTCGGAAAATAATGACATTTATAGACGAACACGTGGATGAAATATCCGAGGGTGATTATTTAGACATGTGTAATAAATTACGAGATGTATATAGAAATAATACAACTAGACGTCGTCGTATTTTACCTACTAGTTTACAAACAAATCCCATGGATTCAATATATGAAAGATGTATGGTTTTGGTTAGAAAACGAAAAGAAATTCAAAAATTAATCAAACAAATAAAAATAAGATATCGTATAACTTCTCGTTTCAAAATAGAAGCACTTACTGCGTATTGTAGTGCCTTAAATTTACCTTTGTGTACTACTATAGAAGAGTTACAAAGTATTGGACACGCTCTTAATAGTCGAGAGTTTTTCGAGGATTATATGCGTATAATTAATGAACACTCGAGAGGTTTACAGAATGGGTACGTTGTAGAATTGGATAATCTTGAGTTGGAAATGGAAAGAATTTGTGAGTTTATGAACGCAAATAATAGAATTATAGACGCGTTTTATGAAATAAATGTGGTTATACCAAACCTTAGTTGATTTATTATTATTATTTTTTTAAGATATTAAAGATGGACGAACTTACAAATTTAATGCGTTTAATTGACTTGAATTCCGAGATAATACCTGAAGGACATTATCTCGAAATGTGCAATTCAATGAAAAAAGTACACGAATCTCTTTCAAATGTAAATTCAAGTTGTGATTCCGAATCCGAAGACGATGTTATTGAAAATTTTTTTATGAGAGAAATAATGCGTGATAATACGATTGAACCACCAGTACCATTTGCTACTGAAAGTAGAAATAGGAACAGATATTATGAAGAAAATGACGATGACGATCTTGTTCTTACAGCAGATGCGGATGAAAGAGAACAATTGTTAAATTATGTGAACTCGTTAATAGTACCACCTATCAATGTACCTAGAATGTCCGATGAAATAGATAGATTACAAAGCGTAAACCGCGAATTTGATGAAGCTGAATTACGAAGATTGGATGAAAGAATAATACAGACACAGAGAACTATACGTAACACAAAACCAAGACAAAGAATTACCGTAAATGTCCGTAAAGAGGCTGTGAAAAAACGCGCACAAGAACTTGGTATACGATTGTCGAGATATACAATTGGTAATCTTTTGGATAAAGGACACAACGTAGGTAATGAACGAGAATTTTACAAATCCTACCTTGATGGGTATAACGAGGAAATTGAACATAAACTAAAAGATTTAAACGACGATTTAATTGGACTTCTTCGAGATAAAGATAGTCTTTTAGATGAGATGAATTCTAATGTAGACTAGACTATTTAAATATAATTTTACACCATTTTTCATTTATATTACCAATGGGTGAATATTCAAACAATAAATGTATTAACGCACCCGCAATAATTAACAT